CATCAACATTAATTCCCAAGTCAATAACATTAGCTGTTTCTAATGAAATATAGTCATTAATCATTCGGTAATTAGATAAATAATTTGCAACATTGTTCTTAAGGGTATTTGACACCACTTCGGTTAATGTTCCGTTTTCATCATAAGATAACATCTGAATCTTTATCTTATTATTTTCTTCGGTAATTGCAACTTTAGCTGGCGCACCGAACTGAGAAGGCATTGTTCTAATTAATGAGTTGTAATCATTAATAGTTACCGCTCTGTTTTGAGCCGAGAAGTTAAACGCCACTAAGTTTCTAACTTCTTCAGTGGTAGGGAAATTAGCCCCACCAATAGCCGCTGTCACATTAGTACAACGTAATGAATTAACTACCGTAGTGTTTACGTTCTCAGATGGTCCGTTAACAAAGAATGATACCGTACCTATTTGGGTAATCGTATTCACACCTAAATTACTTACAGTACCACCACCAACTCTATATTGAACAAATAATGTTGTGTTAGCCTTTAATACACTACCTAACGCAAAGTTATTTGAGTATTTATTAAGGTTCAGTACGTACCCGTTTCTTGCGAACTCACGTAACTGTTCATCAGCAGATTGGCTACCACCACCAAAAGTCATTTTCATATAACCTTCAGGTGTGTACTCCGTGATAAATTTGTCATTAACACTAATGTATCGACCAACCTTAATACCAGGTTTATCGGAAACTTTAGTAGGGTCTTCAATAAAGACTCTATCTTCGGCTAAAGCACTTACTTCATACCATCTATTATTTAACCCTAAAAATTCTTGACTGCTTGGTACATTAGCATATTGTGTCCCGTCTTTTAATAAAACACTGGTAACACCAAGAACATTTTTTTCAGGTAAGAATATCTCAACAAACGGTCTAACGTCTACAGGTGTAATTACTCTTTTGAATACTTTTGTCACCCCGTTTACTACCGTTTCTCTTTTTACAATTGTATAGTTAATTAACTTATTATTTGAATCGAAATTAGGAATCTTAAGTCTGTTTGGATATCCTTCACCACTGATTGGTGATGCAAAATCAATATCATAAACCGTTTCAAATGTTTGACCACCACCACTGATTTGTGAACCTCTTCTTAAAATACCACAATATCTAATATCTTCTTTATCACCGAAAGCAGGTACCGTGATTGAGAAATCGACCAGAGCAACTGACGGTCTCATACCAGGAACTTTTAATCCGTAAGTTCTCGCGATGTTAAATATTGACGACCTTTGTTGTGCGTATTGAAGGACAGTTTCTTGAATACTTCTATCAATATTATAGTGTAGGTTGTCCGTAACCGCGGCATTTAAATCCATTAATACCGAGAATACTGACGCGTCATTAAAGTTGTCAACCGTCTCAGGATAATAAGTTCGTGTGAAATTAATCAACTCAGTCCTGATTGATTGGAAATCTCTAGTTGTATATGATATCTTCTTATTCGGCATATATTATTAAATATTGATGATTATAAAATCTGCAGTACTAAATGCGCTGTCCGTGATAGTATATTCAATTTTAATTTTTGCAGTATGTTCCAACTGGCTTATATTAGTGACCTTAAATTCTCTTTGGTCGTTTTCATTAATGTAAGTTCCCTTGTTTTCTTCACCCTCAGATGCTGGTGTTACACTAATATTGGTAATTTTTAAGTTAGGCATATAATCTTCAACCGCCTGTCTAATCTCCGCAGAAATATCAGAAAACGTTGGTCCGTCTAATGGTTCGAAAATATACTCATACAAACGAGTACCAAAATCAGGTAAAAAATACCTACTTCCTTTTCTAGTAAGAATTAAATGTACTAAATCAGTTCTGATTTCTTCGTCGGTAAAATCAGATAAATCTAAATACTTTCCGTCAAAGGAATCTCGGAAGGGAAAATTAATACCATATGTAAAACCATCTGCCATATTAATAAATATAATGTCGTGATATTTTCAATAAATAGTTATAAAATAAAAAATCCCGACATAGTGTCGGGATTAATGTCGTGATTAAGACGAACACCCAAAACATTCAAATTGTGAATCTGTTGGTTTTTGTGTTTCCTTTGTATAATTCACTGTTGGTGTGTCCACTTTGGTAATCGGTTGACGTACTTTAGTGATATCAACAGCTAAGTGTTTAGCTCCCGTAGATATCGCCTTAGTTCTAACATAATAACACAAAGTTTTTAAACCTCTTTTCCATGAGTGGAAGTGTGATGAAGAAATTTTTGACAATGTTGGATTTGACATGTAGATATTCATTGATTGTGTTTGGTCAATGAATGGTGCTCTGTCAGCGGCCATATCAATTAATTCTCTTTGTGAAATCTCCCAAATAGTTTTATACTTAGGAATTAAATGTTCAATACGTTTAACTTTTTTGTTATAAGTTTTTTCTTCAGGGTCAAGGTAGTTGTTGAAGTTTATGTTTTGAACTGAACCGTCATTCATGATGATTTCGTTTTTCAAATCTTCACACCAAATACCAATCTTTTCAAAGTCGTTGATGAGGTACTTATTGACAATCATAATCTCACCACCAACAACTCGTCTGTTAAAAATAGCTGAGTGAGCCGGTTCGGTCATTTCATAAGAACCTGTAATCTTCGCCGAAGACGCCACAGGCATCTGAGCCGTAAATAATGAGTTACAAACCCCCCATTTAGCAACATCCTCTTTTAAAGATTTCCAATCCCAAAAACCTGAGAGTTCACCCTCGTTAAGACCCCACATATCAAATTGGAAAACTCCTTCAGATAATGGCGAACCTTCAAAGAACTTATATGGTTGATATTCTTCGGTTTTACACAATTCATTACTTTCACTTACCGCCGCGAAATAGATAGTTTCAAAAATATCTTTATTCAATTGACGAGCTTCAGGTGAAGTGAATATATAATCCATTAAATAGAATACGTCAGCAAGTCCCTGTGTTCCAATTGCAATTGCTCTTTGTTCCATACCACCCTTACGGCCTTTCTCAGTTGAGTAGTTATTAACATCAACAACTTTGTTCAATGCTCTAACAACTTTTCTTGTCTCATCGTGAAGTAATTTGAAGTCAAATTTACCATCTTTAATGAAGTTCTTAAGAACCATAGAAGATAAGGTACAAATAGCCGTGGTTTCTTCATCTGTGTACTGAACGATTTCAGCACAAAGGTTAGATTGTTTTACAACACCGATGTTTTGGTGGTTACTCTTAGAGTTAACACTATCTTTAGCCAATAAATAAGGAACACCAGTCTCAACTTGAGATTCAATAATCTTATTCCAAATTTCTTGCGCTTTGGTTTTTTTACCTAAACCTAATTGTACTGCTCTGTTATAGTTATTTTCATATTCTTGACCATAACACTCCTGAAGTGGTTTAATACCAGCTTTGATGATATCGTTAGGACAGAATAAGTACCAATCACCATTAGTTTCAACCGCTTTCATGAAGTTATCAGGTAACCATAATGCGGTGAATAGGTCACGAGCTCTAAGTTCTTCAGCACCTGTGTTCTTTTTAATATCTAACAAATCAAAGATATCCTTATGCCAAGGTTCTAAATAGATAGCGGCACTACCAGGACGACGACCTTGTTGGTTAAAGAATCTTAATGATTCATTAACAATTTTAAGATACTTTAATAGACCACCCGCGTAACCACCTGAAGTACTAATACGACTTTCTTTACTACGAATGTTGGACATTGCTAACCCGATACCCGCGGCATCAGATGAAAATGTCGAGATGTCTCTCATGGTACCCAAAAGTCCGTCACGAGAGTCTGAATTATTATAATGTAACACACATGAAGCCAACTGAGGTACTTTTGTACCTGCGTTAATCATGATAGGTGTTGCCGGTGAGATTAACTGTTGTGATAATGATTGGTAATATGAAACCGCTTCTTCAAATGTCTTAGTCACCCAAAGAGCAACTCTCATATACATATGTTGTGGTCTTTCAACCGCAACCCCACTCGGTGTTTTCAAAAGATACATCTCTTGTAATGAACGCCAAGCAAAATAATCGAAGTTATAATCATTCTCATGATTAATAACTTTATCAATATTCTCACCACCGTATTTATTGATAGTATCAATTAGAATTTCATTGATAATACCGTGCCCATACAACAAATTCATAGTTTCAGAGAAACTTTCATTAGTTTCTTTGTGGTATGAAGAAATCGCAACAGATGACGCTAAACGTGAGTAGTCATGGTGACTACCTGTGTATGACGCAGCAATCTCATACACTAATTTGTCAAGTTCTTTTGTGGTAATCAAACCTTCAGTTGGTACTGAAGTAATTACCTTAATAAAAATCTCGTCTGAATTTACACTCAAACCTTTTGCCGCTCGTTTTACTCTGTTATAAATCTTCTGTGGATTGAAGGATACTTCCTCACCACCTCTTTTTTTAATCTTTAATGACATATTATATAGTTTAATTAATTAGAAATCGTCCGTAAATGATAGTGTTTCATTCAACTTCGCTTTTTGGTATTCAACCGTTCTTGATTCAAAGAAGTTACCTTTAGTTTCGACCGCAATTTGTTCCATAAATTTAAATGGTTGTTCTACGTTGAATTCTTTTTTACAACCAAGTTTAACCAATAATCCGTCAACAACAAACTCCAAATATTGTTTCATTAAGTTTGAGTTCATACCAATTAACGAAACAGGTAATGATTCGGTAATAAATTCTTTTTCAATTTCGAGTGCAGAAAGTAAAATCTCTCTAATTCGTTTCTCACTTGGTCTGTCTTGGATGTGGTTATTTAACAAGTGAATTGCAAAATCACAGTGTAGGTTCTCATCTTTAAAGATAAGTGAATTAGCGTTACATAAACCTTGCATTATACCTCTTGATTTCATCCAGAATATTGAACAAAATGAACCTGAGAAGAATATTCCTTCAACAGCTGCGAAAGCTACAAGTCTCTCTTGGAAAGATGCGTTTTCAATCCAATCTAAAGCCCATTTAGCCTTCTTCTGAACCGCAGGTAATCTATCGATAGCGTTAAAACACTCATCTTTTTCTTGTGGATTTGATACGTAAGTATCAATTAATAAAGAGTACATCAATGAATGAATATTCTCCATCATCAACTGAAAACCATAAAAGAACTTAGCTTCAGGATATTGTACTTCTTTAAGGAAGTTTTCTGCCAAGTTTTCATTCACAATACCATCAGATGCCGCGAAAAACGACAATATGTTCTTAATAAAATATCTTTCGTTATCCGATAGGTTCTCCCAATCTCTAATATCACCTGTTAGGTCAATTTCCTCAGCCGTCCAAAACGCCGCTTGGTGTTGTTTGTAGTATTCCCAAATATCATTGTATTCAATAGGGAAGATGACAAATCTGCTCGGATTTTCTTTTAATATATTTTCCATAATTTTATTTATTTTCTTGTATTTGTTTTTTTTGTGAATCCTTTTCTTTTCTTCTATCCATCAAATCTTTGATTCGTTGTCTGTTTCTTTCTTCAACTTGTTCTTCAAGTCCTAAGAATGTTACCGAACTTTCGGTATCAATTTCCAACATTCCGTTATCGAACTTACAGTTTTCAAACACAACCCCATCATCACCGATACGTGATTTAGTGATTGCTATTGTTGCCAACTTCATCTCTTTTTGTTGTAGTGACTTAGCCACAGAAATGATTACGTGACCTACTTGAGCCTTCTTAATAGAACCACCCATTTGGTCTGTTGTTACAACATCTGATGAGATTGATTGACGGTTACCTTGAGTTGCTGTCCACCCTACAAGGTCAAGTTCGTGACACATTGCTTCAAACGCTCTCATCACAGAACCTTCAGACTTCCACTCATCACCTAAGTTTCTATCAGGAACCACACAGTCGATGTAATCCAATAATACCATATCAATTCTGACGCCATCAGCAATCATCTTTCTGATTTGGTTCTTGATTTGTAACATACTCATAGTATCAGATGGTAGTTTTTTCAAGATTAGTTTGTTAGGCATTGTGGTTTTAATCTCGTGAACCTTCGCCATAACATCATCTTTCTTCAAAGATAGTTCATCTGGATGGATTTTTGTCCATAGTGTGAAATGTTTTCTTTGAATAATTTTTGGGTTGTCCTCAAAAAAGATTTGTAAGACATTATATCCCAAGTTGAAAGC